TCAGTCGTGCAAATGTTCTGCAGCGTACAGGGTATTTTCCAGCAGGCAGGCGCGGGTCATCGGGCCCACGCCGCCCGGGACCGGAGTGATCCAGGCAGCGCGTTCGCTGGCAGGCTCGAACTCCACATCACCCAGCAAACGCCCGTCGGTCTGGCGGTTGATGCCCACGTCGATAACGATTGCACCGGGCTTGATCCACTCACCCTTGACCAGCCCAGTGATGCCGGTGGCGACCACTACCAGGTCGGCACGCCGTACATGTTCGGCCAGATTGCGGGTGAAGCGGTGAGTTACGGTAGTGGTGCAGCCGGCGAGCAGCAGCTCCAGCGCCATTGGCCGGCCGACGATATTGGAGGCGCCCACGACTACGGCGTCCAGACCGTGCAGGTCGACCCCTGTGCTTTCCAGTAGCGTCATGATCCCTTTTGGGGTGCAAGGGCGCAGCAGCGGCATACGTTGGGCCAGCCGACCAACGTTGTAGGGGTGGAATCCATCCACGTCCTTGTCCGGACGAATACGCTCGAGCAGTTGCGACGCATCGAGGTGCTTGGGGAGCGGCAGCTGCACCAGGATGCCGTCAATGGAGGCGTCGTCGTTCAGCTGATCGATCAGAGCCAGCAGGTCCTCCTGGCGGGTATCGCTCGGCAGGTCATGGGCAACGGAGTTGAAACCGACTTCCTCGCAATCCTTGCGCTTGTGCGCCACATATACCTGGGAGGCCGGGTCGCTGCCCACGAGAATCACGGCGAGGCCGGGTGCGCGGAGCCCTTGGGCGCGGCGCTCGGCAACACGACCAGAAATCTGTTGGCGAATATTGGCAGCAATCGTTTTACCGTCGATCAGTTTTGCGGTCATGACGCTTGATTAACCATTGGAGAGGACGAGGAAAGGGCGCTTATTCTCGCATGCCATGGTCACACGGCAAAGGCGAACCGGCTAACGGCGGTTGTAACTCCTTTATCTAACTGAAATTTTTTTGAATTTGCTGTTGACGACTGTTTGGAGCCTCTATAACATTCGCCCCGCTTGTCGAGCACAGCCTGCTGCTGGGTAAGATGGCTTAGAAGAAACAGCTTCTTCAACGGCCGGAGCTTCAAGTCTGCGCTCCGAACAGAATGCAGATAAAAGCGCCCGTAGCTCAGCTGGATAGAGCATCCGCCTTCTAAGCGGATGGTCGCAGGTTCGAGTCCTGCCGGGTGCGCCATTTCGGGCTCTGGCACAAGCAAAGCGTAATATGGTGGGCGTAGCTCAGTTGGTAGAGCACAGGATTGTGGCTCCTGGTGTCGAGGGTTCGATCCCCTTCGTCCACCCCATATTCCAGAGAACGCCAGGCGCTGCCTGGCGTTTTCGTTTAAGCCCGCTTGGCGGACGTGGTGAAATTGGTAGACACACCAGATTTAGGTTCTGGCGCCGCAAGGTGTGAGAGTTCGAGTCTCTCCGTCCGCACCATCTGAAGTGCTGAAAGCCCCGGAATCCGGGGCTTTCGCGTATCTGGGCCTGGGTAAATATGGGCGTGATCGTTCCCAGCGTGTTCCCAGCGAAAACCAGTGTGCGGCACTGAAACCCTCCTCCCGCGCGATTCGCCGCGTTTTATCTTGACCCATCGAAAACGGGTAATTTTGGTAATTTCATTTTGCGGAACGCCGGAAAGCCTTATCTGTCAGTAGCTTAGGATCGGTTCTTAAAGGTAATTTTTTGGTAATTCAGAGGTAACCAACTTACCTAATCAGATGGTCATGTTCCAAAAAACTCCAGCCCTTTAAAATCAAGCACTTACAGAAAAATTACCTTTTGCCTTACCCGAAATTACCTTTGAAGGTAAGCGGACGAACCCAGCAAATACGGGGCCTCTAGCCGCATTTCGGAAGGGGCTGACCAAAATTACCCATTTCCGAATTCGCCTCTGAAATCGGTTGGCTCGGGTAGCTCCGCAGGCGCTCCAGAAAGAGGCCTCCTGTGCAGGGTTTCGCAGGGATGACGGTCACCGAAAACGCCTCTCCAGCGCGCAGCCTGGGCCGCTCTCGGCCGTCCCGCAGGGGTGCGGAAAATGCCATAGGTTTAGCCCGCAGGCGTGGTGGGGGGACGACGGCGCGCGCAGGGGGCAAGTGGCCTTCGCGAAGGTAAGATAGCCACCACCTGGGCAGACAGAGATGAAGTAATGACTGATACGATTTGCGACCAGCTGCAATCGATTGCCGATCAACTCGAGAGGCTAGAGCAGCTTGAGCCGTCTCGTCTTTGGAAGGAGGAGGAGGCTGTCCTGGAACTTTTGGACCAGGCCAGCCCGCTGGTACATTCGGTGCTGGGCGCAGATTCATACGATGGCCGGGAGATATCGGAGCACAGGCGGCGATATGATGTTGGCCTAGACGGCAGTACTCCCTATTCGTTTCAGAGCTGGGTGGGAAGCGCTGTTCTCAGGATCCGCTCAGCTCAGCGGGCAATAGAGGTAGCCGCTAAAAGACGAGCCGTTCCCCGGGCTAGTGCGCATAGAGAGGCATATGTTTCGCCCGAGCGAATCGAGTCGCTGGCGGCGATAAGCAGCGCGAGATTTGACTATTCGAAACTCGCGCAACTCTGCCGGGAACTGAACGTCGCACATGAGCATGAATGTTATTACGCAGTAGCCATGTTAGTCAGGGCGATAACTGACCACGTGCCGCCAATCTTCGAAGTGCGGGTGTTTAGCGAGGTAGCATCGAACTACGGTGGATCCAGGTCATTCAGAGCTCATATGAATGGCCTACAGCAATCGCTACGTCATGTTGCTGACGGCTTTTTGCACGAGCAGGTAAGAAAAAAAGAGCTGGCACCTACTTCACAGGAAGTCGATTTCCGTTCACAGGTAAACTCGCTGCTTGCGGAGATTATTCGAGTCTCCTAACCATTCGCCGGCAACTCAAACGGCTTGAACCGGATCACCTCTTCGCCAAGCCACTCGTTCACCTGGGCCAGCCGGGCTTGGATCGGCTCCAGCTCGTTGACGGCCCAGACCTCCGCTGCCTCGCGCAGGGAGCCGAATCCGCCGGCGTTGGTCGGCACGATGCCCATCAGCTGCGGCGGGATGCGCAGCGCGGCGAGCAGATCGTCGCGGCTGATGTTCTTGATCGACCCGAACTCATCCTTCGCGGCCACCTCGCTGACCGGGATCAGCTGCAGCCCGTCCTTCTTGCCGTTCGGCGCGTAGACGAAAAGGTTGCGGAAGTTGCCCGGCCCCTTGGCCGACTTCAGCGCCTGGCGCAGCGCGTCGACGTCCGCCTCATTCTGGCTCGCGTCGGTCATGTACATGATGAACCCGGCGTGGCTGCCGTTCTGGTAATACTTGCGGCGGAAGAGGGTGGCCGACTCGTTCAGCAGCGCCGACTGCAGCGCCGACAGCCACTCCGGCAGCCCGTACACCTCCTGGTTGATATCCGCCTCGCGCAGGTGGCAGATACTGCCGCGCTCGAACTCATGTTCATCCTTCCACCCGCGCACCTGGAAGTAGGTCTCCAGATCCGCACCGCGGCGCATGTACTTCGCCAGCGTCGGCTGCAGGGCCAGCGCCTGGCCGAGCCGGTTGCGCCGCCGTTCCAGGTACGCATTGCCGCACCAGAGCCAGTCCAGCGCGAACTGGCCGAACGCCTGCCGGTTCAGCAGGCGATGCGGAATGAAGGTGCGCTCGAGCATGTTGCGCTTGAAGTTGAGCCCGCTCTGCAGGAACACGCTCGCCCGCGTCGACTTCGCCAGCCCATCCAGCGACAACGGCGGTTCGTACCACTTCCCGTTGAGCCAGCATTCTAGGTAGTCGAGCAATTCGCGCCCATCGAGCACCGGCAGAGGATCGCCGAAGGTGAAGGCCTCCACGCCAGGGGCGGGGGCGGTGGTCAGTTCGCTCATCAGCAGATCTCCATGAATCCAGTGTTCGCCGAGGTCTGCCCCTCGAGCGGTTCGTTGTGCAGGGCGTGGAACAGCGCCCACGCGAGGTCGGCGTGTCCGGTCTCGTCGTTGCGCCCGGCGGTGTAGGTCATCTGGCGGCCCGAGGCGGTGATCGTCTTGCGAATCGCCATCAGCGAGCTGGCCACGTCCGTCCAGCCGGCATCGAATTCCAGCCGGCCATTGCGGATCACGTCGTAGGCCTTGAGCACCAGGCGCGTCTTCACCTCCGGCGAGTAGCTGAAGGTGGTCACGTTGGGGAAGAACTGGCGGACCAGCTGCGCCACGCCCGAGCCCAGCCCGGTCACGTCGACGCCGATATAGGTCACCCAGTAGCGGTTGCAGGCCTGGCGGATCGCCTCGGCCTGGGCGGCGAAGTCCATTCCGCGGAACTGGTGGCGCTCCAGGATGCGGAACTTGCCGCCCGGCACCGCCGGCGGGGCGACCACCACCATGCCCGCGCTGTCGCCGGTCTCGGCCGGGTCGTAGCCGATCCACACTGGCCGGTCGCCCAGCGGGCGCGCCGCAAACGGCTTGTAGTCCTCGCCCCATTCCACCCAGCTGTCCACCATGCACGGCTGCAGCATCGTCAGCGGGAAGATGCTCGCCCCGTCGTCGACGAACTCGCACATCAGCAGGTTGGCGAACTGCTCGGCGTTGTACTCGAAGCGCAGCTCCTCCAGATCGAACAGATCGCAGCCGCGGCGCTCGGCATCGAGGATGGTCACGATCTGCCGCCAGATCTTGTCCTCCCGGCACAGCTTGCCGGGGGCGAGCGTGTCGTGGCGCAGGTCGATCTTCACGTGCTGCGCCGCCGGCTTACCCTTGTTCAGCCGCTCGCCTGTCCACCACTTGTACGCCGGGTGCCCCATGCTCGACGGCGTCGAGAAGTAGGTCTTGCGCCACTTCTTGTGCAGCGCCATGCCCGACGCCACCTTGTTCAGCTCGTCAAAGCCATGCACCCAGAAGAATTCGTCGAAGTAGAAATTGCCCGACCGCCCCTGGGCGGTGCGGTAGTTGGTCCCGAGAAAATGCAGCTCAGCGCCGTTGGCCAGCACGATCGGGTCGCCCGTCAGCTGCCGGCCCAACGCCTCCTGGACGAACGCCTGCATGTAGTTCTTGAACTGGTGCGCCTGCGCCTTGCTCGCCGAAAGGAAGATTTGATTGCGCCCCGTCAGCAGCGCGTCGATCAGCGCCTCGCGGGCGAAGTAGAAGGTCGCACCGATCTGGCGTGACTTCAGGATCATCCGCGTGCGCATGTTGATCGCCCGGTACCAGTCCAGCTGGTACTCGAAGCAACTGTCGCGGAAGGCCTCCTCCAGCAGCTCGATCTCGCCCTCGTCGAACTCGTTGCGCTTGGGCGGCTTCTTCGGCCCGGCGTTGCGCGCCTCCAGGTTCGGGTTCAGCTCCGCCTGGGAACCACCGGCCTGGAAGCGCTGGATCCGCACCTGCCGCTCCAGCTGCCGGTGCAGCAGGTCAATTTCCTTGAAGTCGCCGCCGGTCTTCTGGTCCTTGAGGATCAGCTGCACGAGCCGAGCCTCCAGCGCACCGCCGATGCGCTCTACGTTGTCCGCCCGGTCCCATTCGTCCCGGGTTTTCCACGAGTGGACGGTCTTTTCCTTCTCCTCCAGGAAGTCGGCGATATCCGTCACCCGCCAGCCCATCCAGTACAGATGGCGAGCGGTGCGGCGTGGATCCTGGACGGGAATTTCAACGGTCGGTGCATTCATGGCGCCGATGCTGCCGCTCGCGCGCGCGAGTCGTTACTCCGGCGCCCTGTACGTCCAGCCAGTACAGGGCGCGCGAATTGCCCGCGTGGCGCGGGCTGCCGACCATGCCCTCACTACCTGCCCAGCAGCCACCAGTTGAGGACAGCCCGCATGGCCGGCAACAGCAAAAAGTACCGCTCCAAGTTCATCCGCATCGGTGTGGAAGGCGCCACCACCGATGGCCGCAAAATCGAGCGCAGCTGGTTGGAGGAAATGGCTGCCAGCTACAACCGCGACACATACGGGGCCCGGATCAACATCGAGCACATCAAGGGTCTGTCCCCCGATTCGCAGTTCGGCGCCTATGGCGACGTGGTTGCACTCAAGGGCGAAGAGATCCAGATCAACGGCGAGACCAAGTACGCGCTGTTTGCCCAGCTCGAGCCCAACGACGCCATGCTGGCCCTGAACAAGAAGGGCCAGAAGATCTACACCTCGATGGAGATCCAGCCCAAGTTCGCCGACACCGGCAAGGCCTACCTGGTCGGCCTCGCGCTTACCGACAGCCCGGCGAGCCTCGGCACCGAGGCGCTGGAATTCAGCGCCAAGCACGGCACTCTCACCAGCCGCAAGCAGGACAAGGACAACCTCTTCACCGCCGCCGAGCCGGCTGAGCTGGACTTCGAAGAGGTGGACGACACCCCATCGAAGGTCGCGGGCCTGTTCAAGAAGGTCAGCGAGCTGCTCGGCAAAGGCAAGCAGACCGAGGAGCAGTTCGGCGAGCTGACCGAAACCCTCGAAGCCATCGCCAAGCACTCCGCCGACCAGGCCGAGGCGCTTACCGCCGAGCAGACCGCCCGCAAGAGCCTGGAGACCAGCTTCGCCAAGCTGGAAAGCGACCTGCAGGCGCTGATCAAGCAACTCGGCAACACCCCCGATCCCGAACAGTTCAAGCGTCCGCCAGCCACGGGCGGCGACGGCCAGCAACTGGCCAAGTTCTGACCTCGACCCGCCCACTGGAGCATCCCATGCGCAACGAAACCCGAATCAAGTTCAACGGCTACCTCGACCAGGTCGCCAAGCTCAACGGCATCACCTCGGCCATCGTCAAGTTCAACGTGCTGCCCTCGGTGCAGCAGAGCCTGGAGACGGCCATTCAGGAGTCGGCGGACTTCCTCAAACGCATCAACGTCATACCGGTCAACGAGCAGGAAGGTGAAGCGCTGTTGCTGGGCGTCAACGGCCCGATCGCCGGTCGCACCAACACAGCGGGCGGCAACCGTCGCAATCCGGCCGACCGCAGCGCCCTGGCCAAGGATGCCTATAGCTGCAAGCAGACGAACTTCGACAGCGCCTTCCCTTATGCGCTGATCGATGCCTGGGCCAAGTTCCCCGACTTCCAGCCGCGCCTGACCGCCGCCATCGCCCAGCGCCAGGCGCTGGACCGCATCATGATCGGCTTCAACGGCACCTCTGCCGCTGCGGCCACCGACATCGGTGCCAACCCGTTGCTGCAGGACGTCAACATCGGCTGGCTGCAGAAGATCCGCACCGGTGCACCGGACCGCGTGCTCGACGAGGTGGTTGCCGCCTCCGGCAAGGTCACCGTCGGCGCCACTGGCGACTACAAGACGCTGGACGGGATCGTCTTCGACGCCGTGCAGATGCTCGAGCCTTGGCATCGGGCCCGTCCTGATCTGGTCGTCATGGTTTCCCGCGACCTGCTGCACAACAAGCTGCTCGCCGCGGTCGAGAAAGGCGCCGCATCCAACCAGGAAGAGAACGCCTCCGACGAGATCGTCACCAAGGCCCGCCTGGGCGGCCTGCCGATCGTCGACGCGCCGTTCTTCCCGGCCGGCACCGTGCTGGTCACCACGCTCAGCAACCTGTCGATCTACTGGCAGGAGGGCGCGCGCCGCCGGCACGTGAAGGACGAGCCCGAATACGACCGCATCGCCGACTACCAGTCGAGCAATGACGCCTACGTCATCGAGGACTTCGGCCTGGTCGCCCTGGTCGAGAACATCGAGGCCGTCTGAACATGAGCCTGAGCCCAGCCCAGATCAACCAGCTGCGTAAGCGTGCCGCCCTGGAGGCGGCCGCCACCACGCCGGCGCAAACCATGGCCGGCGCCACCACCTACGAACTGCAACTCGCCCAGCTGCACCAGGACCGCCTGCGCCTGAGCCAGATCCAGTCCACCGAGGGCAAGGTCGCGCTCAAGGCGCAGCTGCTGCCGGCCTATGCACCCTACGTGGACGGCGTGCTGGCAGCCGGGCGCGGCGCCCAGGACGAAGTGCTCACCACCCTGATGGTCTGGCGCCTGGACGCCGGGGACTACCTCGGCGCCCTCGCCATCGGCCGCTACGTGCTCGAGCACAACATGACCATGCCGGACCGCTTCGCACGGACCACCGGCTGCCTGTTCGCCGAAGAGATCGCTATCGCCGCACTCAAGGCCCTCAAGGCCGGCGGCGAGTTCGACATCGGTGTGCTCGAGCAGACCGAGCAGCTCACCCGCGACCAGGACATGCCCGACGAAGCCCGCGCCAAGCTGCACCTGGCGATGGGCCGCGTATTGGCCAAGGTGCCGGACGAGGCGCTGACCATCGAACAGGCGGCCCAGCTGGCCGAGGCCCGCACACACCTGGCCCGCGCCATCGAGCTGCACAGCTCCAGCGGCGGCAAGAAGGATCTGGAGCGCGTCGAGCGCCTCCTCAAGAAACACGCTGCCACCGGCAGCTAACTGAGCGTCCCCACGCACCCCGGCGGCTCGGGGCGGATCAGCAGGTTTACTCCTTGGCCCAGCTGTGAAGCCCCGACCACCGCCGACCTATTCGAGCCGCGACCATGAGCGCCTTCATCGCCACCAATGCCCCGGCAGCCGCCGATTCGTTCCCGATTACTAACGACGGCTGGTTCCCCGACCTGGACGGCGCCCACCTGCGCGCCGCCCTGCGCTTGGACGGCAGCGTGACCGATGCCCGCCTCGAGGTCGCCACCGTCAACGCCCTGATTGAGGTCAACAGCGAGCTGAGCCTCTACCGCCGGGCTCGCGAGGAAGAGGGCCACGCCAGCCTCGCCGCCGTGCCCGCATCGCAGCTCCAGGGCGAGAGCTACCTCGTGCACCTCTACCGCCGCGCCATCGCTTGCAGCGCAGGCGCCGAGCTGGCCGAGCGCATGCGCGACTACAGCGCCACCGGTGACGGCGCCGAGCGCGCCGATGCCCTGACCCCGACCGCCGACGAATACCGCCGCGACGCCCGCTGGGCCATCCGCAACATCCTCGGCATCACCCACACCACCGTGGAACTCATCTGATGGCCAGCCTGCGCGCCCAGCAGGGCGACACCGTAGACGCCATCTGCTGGCGGCACTACGGGCGCACCGCTGGCGTAGTCGAGCAGGTCCTCGATGCGAACCCCGGCCTGGCCGACCTCGGCCCGGTCATCCCACACGGCACGCAGGTTCTGCTGCCGGAACAGGCCGTGCGCGCCGAACAACGCCAAATGGTGAACCTATGGGACTGATCTACCTCGCCCTCTACAAGCGCGAAGGCGACTGGACCGACCGCCTGATCCGCTGGTGGACAGGCTCGCCTTATAGCCACTGCGAACTGGTCATGCCGGACGGCCGCTGGCTCACCTCATCCGGCCGTGACGGTGGTGTGCGCGCCAAGCGAATCGAGCTCGACCTTGAGCACTGGGATCTGCTGCCGCTGCCGTGGGCAAACGCCAACCAGATTGAGGCCTTCTTCCAGCGCACCGAGGGCCTTCAATACGACTGGGCAGGCCTGCTTCTCAGCCAGCTGCTGGCGACCGCCATGCACAGCGCCCGGCGCTGGTTCTGCAGCGAGTTTTGCGCCGCCGCGCTCGGCTTCGCCATGCCCCAGCGCTTCAGCCCAGCGCTACTGGGCGAGGTGGTACGTGCCATCAACACGATCAATCAAGCCAACATCCCTGGACAGCGGAATGAAGCACATGCCTGACAGACCGGAAACCTACGCGTTCCTCGCCGCCTGGCTGGAGCACAACTTCCCCGCGCTGTACGCCGGGGCGCTGGCGATGCTCATTGCCGCGTGGCGAATCATCTACAGCGGTGGCCGAGTGCGGCAGCTCGCGCTCGAGGCACCGCTCTGCGGCTTGCTCGGCGTCGGCGTGTCCTATGGCCCCTCGCTAATAGGCGCACCGCAAGAGGCGGGAGTGTTCCTCGCCTGCATGGTCGGTCTGTTTGGCGTTGAGGTGAGCCGCGAGGCAGCGAAGCGCGTATTGAAAAAGAAGGCGGAAGAGCTATGAGCGAACTCCTGACCATTGGCTCGCGCGGTCTCGCCGTGCGTAACCTGCAGGCCGCGCTAAAGCTGGCCGGCTTCGCTGTAACCGTGGACGGCGACTTCGGCGAGCAGACCGAGCGCGCCGTCGCTGCCTTCCAGCGGCGCGCCGGCCTGGTGGACGATGGCGTCGCCGGGCCGAAAACCCTGGCCGCGCTCGCAGGGCGAGACACCTCCAAGCTCCTCAAGCGGCAGGATCTGCAGCAGGCCGCCGACCGCCTCGGCGTGCCGCTGGCCAGCGTCATGGCCGTCAACCAGGTGGAAAGCAGGGGAGAGGGTTTCGCCGCTAACGGCCGCCCGGTGATCCTGTTCGAGCGCCACGTCATGCACGCCCGCCTGCAGGCCAATGGCCTGAGCGAGGCTGAGGCCGATGCACTGGCCGCCAAGCATCCCGCGCTGGTCAACCGCAAGCCCGGCGGCTACATCGGCGGCACCGCCGAGCATCAACGCCTCGCACAGGCGCAGCAGATCCACTTCGCCGCCGCGCTGGAATCCGCCAGTTGGGGCCTGTTCCAGATCATGGGCTACCACTGGCAGCGCCTCGGCTACTTCGACGCCCAGCACTTCGCCGACACCATGGCGCTATCCGAAGCCGCGCAGCTCGACGCGTTCGTGTCATTCATCGAAACCAACACGGCGCTGCACAAGGCGCTCAAGGGAAAGAGGTGGGCTGAGTTCGCCCGCCGCTACAACGGCCCGGCATACGCCCGCAACCTCTACGACGTGAAGCTCGCCCGGGCCTATGCCCAGTTCGCTGGCGAGCAGGAGCGGGCAGCATGACCACCGCCCGCCAACTCACCTACGGCCTCGCTCTGGTCGCCGCGCTCTGCCTGCTGATCTGGATCCAGCAGCAGCGCATCGACACCGCGCAGGCGCAGGCCGATCTTGCCACCGAGCGCCTGCAAGCCGCCCAGCAGCGCAACGCTAACCAGGCCGCCACCATCACCCGCCTCAGTGGCGAGGTCGCCACCCAGCGCCTGGACCAGCTCGCCCTGCAGCAAACACTCAGCGACCTGCGCCATGCCCGCGCCACCGACCAGCTCAAGAAGAAGGAACGCCGCCGTGAAGACCCAACCCATGCGACTTGGGCTGCTCAGCCTCTGCCTGACGCTGCTCGCCGCTTGCACCAACGTCCCGCCATCACCGGAGCCGCAGGTTACCGTCAGTGGCTGTCCGGTCGTGACGCGCTGCACGCTGGACCCGGCGGCGCCGACCAGTAACGGCGAGCTGAGCGACGACAGCGACTACCTCATGGGCGCCTGGGGCGAATGCGCCGCCAAGGTCGACCTGGTGGTGGACCACAACGCGCGCAGCACCCAGCCATGAACAAGCCCGAATCCCTGCGCGCCCATCTGCTGGCCGCCATCCCCGAACTCAGGCGCAACCCCGACCGCCTGCTGGTGTTCATCGACAACGGCAGCCTGCGCAGCACCGCGGCGCCGGGCTTGTCGTTCGAATACAGCTACACGCTCAACCTCATCCTCACCGACTTCGCCGGCCATCCGGATGCCGTCGCCATCCCGCTGTTCGCCTGGGTGCTGGTCAACCAGCGCGAGCTGATGGAGAACCAGCAGAAGGGCAGGGACGCCATCAAGTTCGAGGCCGACATCCTCGACAACAGCAAGGTGGACCTGTCCATCACCCTGCCGCTCACCGAGCGCGTGATCGTCAAGCGTATGGATGACGGCACCCTGCAGGTAGACCACCCGCAAGAGCCGCAGCTCGACGAGTTCTTCCCGGCTGGGCCGTGGCAATTGTTCGGCAACGGCGAACTGCTCGCCGAATGGGACAGTACCCAAGGCATGGGCACCGATATCGCCAGCCCACACCCACGCCGCAGCAATGGCTGATGATCTACGGGCGCTTGAGGACTGGGCCGGCGCGCTGCTCAACCAGCTGCAACCGGCTGAGCGGCGCAAGGTTACCCAGTCCGTCGCCCGCGACCTGCGCCGCAGCCAGCAGCAACGCATCGCCGCCCAGAAAAACGCAGACGGCACACCCTACGCGCCACGCAAACCCCGGCAGGAGCTGCGCGCCAAGGCTGGGCGCATCAAGCGCAAGCGACAGATGTTCACCAAACTGCGCACCGCCCGTTACCTGCGCCTGCAGAGCGATGCCAGCTCGATCGCCATTGGCTTTGCCGGCCGCGTGTCCCGCATTGCCCGTATTCACCAATACGGCCTGCGCGACAAACCTGGCCGCGAAACGCCAGATACCCAATATGCACGTCGCGAACTGTTGGGGTTCAGCGCTTCGGATGTGGAGCTGATCCGCGACCGCTTGCTTGAACACCTGGTGCGCTGACCCTGTAACGCTCACCGCTACATGGCCCCGCGGATGCACCACGCGCGCGCGACCGCCAGCATGGGCTCATGAACCTCGCCGACCTGATTCGCCGCCTCGATAACCTCATCCGCCCCGGCACCGTAGCGGAGGTGGACCACGTCCGCGCTCGCTGCCGCGTGAGAACCGGCGGCCTGCTGACCGCTTGGCTGCCCTGGTTTACCCGCCGCGCCGGTACCACCAGCGAATGGGACCCGGTCTCGGTCGGTGAGCAGTGCGTTGTACTGAGCCCCGGCGGTGATCCTGCAGTTGGTTTCGTCCTGGTTGGCCTGTATTGCGAAGCCAACCCGGCTGACAGCGCAGACCCAGCCGTGCACCGCACCGAATGGGCCAATGGCGACTTCCTCCAGCACAACGCCGAAACCGGTCACACCCAGCTGATTTGCGGCTCGCTGGAAATCCAATGCACCGGCGCCGTGAGCATCAACGGCAGCCGAATAGACCTGAACGGGTAAGGAGCCAGCATGCCGGCAGTATCCCGCCTCGGTGACCAATGCACCGGTCACGCTGGCTTCCCGCCACGGCCCAGCACATCCGCCAGTCCGAACGTCTTCGTCAACGGCATCGCCGCCCACCGGCAGGGTGATAGCTGGGCTGTGCACTGCAACCCGACGCCTTCCTGCCATGGCAGCAGCCTGCAGGCAGGTTCGAGCAGCGTATTCGTCAACGGCAAAGCGCTGGCCCGCATCGGTGATCCAGTTGCCTGCGGCAGCAGCGTGGCGCAAGGCTCGCCCAACGTGTTTGCAGGGGGCTGACGATGATCGGCATGAACACCCGCACCGGGCGCAGCGTCGATGGCAATGCCCACCTGGCCCAGTCAATTGCAGACGTACTCACCACACCGCTTGGTTCGCGCATCAGCCGCCGCGAATACGGCAGCCAGTTGCCGGATCTGATCGACTGGCCTACCAATGACGCCACCCGCCTGCAGGCCTACGCCGCCACCGCCATTGCACTGATGCGCTGGGAACCGCGGATTCGCCTGAGCCGCGTGCAGCTGTATCTCGGGGACCAACCCGGGCAGGTCGTGCTGGACCTTGAGGGCACCCGAGTGGACGCTAACGAGCCGCTCAGCCTTCGCGTGCCGCTTGCCATGGGAGCCGCCGCATGAGCACCTTCACGCCGATCGATCTGGCCCAACTGCCCGACCCGGCCGTGGTCGAGCCGCTCGATTACGAAACCATCCTCGCCGAGCGCAAGGCCTTCTTCATCAGCCTCTGGCCAGCCGAGCAGCAGGCCGAGATCGCCGCAACCCTGGCACTTGAGTCCGAACCGCTCACCAAGCTGCTGCAGGAAAGTGCCTACCGCGAACTGCTCTGGCGTCAGCGCGTCAATGAGGCAGCACTGGCCAACCTGCTGGCAAAAGCTAAGGGCGCCGACCTCGAGCAGCTTGCCGCGAACGTCAACGTAGCGCGCCTGGTGGTCACCCCAGCGGACCCCAGCACCGTGCCGCCCACCGCCGCCGTCATGGAATCGGACGAGAGCCTGCGCGAGCGGGCCCAGCTCGCCTGGGAAGGGCTCAGCACCGCCGGCCCGCGCAACAGCTACATCCTGCATGCCCGCAGCGCTGATGGCCGGGTCGCCGATGCCACGGCTGAAAGCCCGTCACCAGCAGTCGTGGTGGTCACAGTGCAATCGCTGCTGGGCAACGGCACCCCGGACCAGGCGCTGCTGGACATCGTCGCGGCCTACCTGGGCGATGAGGATCGCCGCCCGGTTGCTGACCGGCTGACCGTTCAAGCCGCGGATGTCATCGAATACAGCGTCGCCGCTGTGCTGCACCTGGCCACCTTTGGCCCGGAGAACGAACCGATCAGAGCAGCTGCAGAGGCGCGCCTCGCGGGCTACGTCAATCAACGGCGCCGACTTGGCGTCGGGGTGTCGGCCTCGGCCATCTACGCCGCGCTGCATATCGAAGGCGTTCGCCGCGTCGAACTCACCGGCTGGGCAGACATCAACCCAACCCCGGCCCAGGCGGCGTATTGCACGGGCTACACCGTCGCCATTGCGGGGCAGGCATGACCACCTCGCATTTGCTACCGCCCAACGCCAGCCAGCTCGAGCAGCTGGCAGCAGAAGCGCTCGCCCAAATCGAACGGGTACCGGTGCCCATCCGTGAGCTTGCCAACCCCGACCGTTGCCCCGTCGAGCTGTTGCCCTTTCTCGCCTGGGCGTTCTCTGTCGACCGCTGGGATTCGTCTTGGTCGGAGGCAACCAAGCGGGCCGTCATCAAGGCCTCATACTTCATCCATTCCCGCAAAGGCACCATCGGCGCGCTGCGCCGTGTGGTGGAGCCGCTGGGTTATCTGTTCCGCATCACCGAGTGGTGGCAGCAGCAGCCCGAAGGTATCCCCGGCACGTTCGCCATCGATATTAGCGTTCGGAATACCGCAATCACCGACGACACCTTCGGCTACCTGGAGCGGCTGATCGATGACGCCAAGCCGGTAAGCCGCCACCTCACCGAGCTGAGCCTGACGCTCGAGGTCCCAGGCCGTCTGTACATCGCAGCCGCCGCCCAGGACGGTGAAACCCTCACCGTCTATCCCTACGCGCCCGGCACCATCGAGGTCAGCAGTTCCGCGCTGCTCTTCGCAGGCGCCGAGCATTCCATCGACACCCTGAGCGTCTACCCATGAGCCAGACCTACTACGCAATCCTCACCGCCGTGGGCGAAGCCAAACTGGCCAACGCCACAGCGCTCGGCATCCCGCTACAAGTCAGCCGCATGGCCGTGGGTGATGGCGCGGGCGCGCTGCCCACTCCAGTCCGTACCCAAACCGCCCTGGCCGGCGAGCAGTACCGCGCCGACCTGAGCCTGCTCGACATCGACGAAAACAACCCCGGCCAGATCATCGCCGAGCTCGTCATCCCCGAAACCATCGGCGGCTGGTGGATCCGCGAGATGGGTCTCTATGACGTCGATGCAAACCTGATCGCCGTCGCCAATTGCCCGCCCAGCTACAAGCCGCAGATGGCCGAAGGCTCCGGCCGTACCCAGCGCCTGCGCATGGTTCTGGTAGTCAGCAGCACAGCGGCCGTGCAACTCAAGATCGACCCCAGCGTGGTACTGGCCACCCGTGAATGGGTCGAGCAGCACTACCTGGAGCGGGCCCCGGCCGCCCAACCCGGGCAGCACCCGGTGCGCACGGCCACTGGCATGGCATGGCAGTATCCACACCAGAGCAACGCCCAATTCAAGGCGAGCAGCACGCCCTTGGCGGCCAAGGCTGGCCACGCCTACCACCTGACCAGCAATGCCCCGGTGACCTTGCCGGCGGCCGCTGGCCTTGCCGTTGGCGACGCGCTGCGCTTCACCAAGACGCAAGCGGTCGAGCAAGTGCTAATCAGCGTCGAGGGCACGGCAGGCGAGACGGTTACGCATAACGGGAAAGCCGATACGGGCTTTTATCTGGACATTAACGCAGAGGTCATCGTCGTCTGGAACGGCGCTGGCTGGGAGGTTTAACGCATGCCTATTTCACTAAAGGCGGGGATGGGTGGCGGCGGTGGGCTGCCGAAGTTAGCGCCAGGAAAATCAAGCGCTCAGCGCGGAATTTCCCTCAATCCTGCGCTAGACACTGAGCAGCAGGCTGTTTCGCTGACGGGTAAATGGCGCGTCTCGTCGATTGGGCTCAGGACAGGTAATAGCTGGCCCGGCGGGCTGATCCGGCTGCGGTTGGTCATCGACGGTGAGACCATCTGGGATACCAACATCTCTACCACGTCAGGGAATTTGTTGATTTTCCCGGTGTACGGCTCGCCCGATGGTTTCGGGGCCGCCACTAGCTCCTCGACTCGATACGACCCCGAGCAGCCCTTTAGGTGCGATGAATCCTTGCAGTTCTTCGTAACGCTTCCGGCCGGGGCGTCAGCTTCGACCATCTATGCACATTTTGCGGCGAGGCCCATCCAATGAGCGGGATGAACATCATTTTTGAAAGCGATACCCATCGTTTTGAAACGTCCGGCACGCTCTACGAAGCGCCTGCAATTACCGACTTCGGGACCATCATCACCCGCGCCGCCTTTCGCGCCCGCTTCACGCAAGCGGAAAAAATCGGAATCGAACTGGCGGGCCTTGACGATCCTTCAGCCACGGTGGAAGTGCGCAGCCAGGCTGCAGCGATCCGCACATATCAGAAAGACGTGGACGCGGCGGAATACATTGATCTTGCCGACCCGGCAACAGCTGGCGGTGTGCAAGCGCTTGAAGATGCCGGGCTGCTAGCGGCTGGGCGCGCTGCCGAGATTCTTACCGCTCCGGTGCTGTGGTCGGAACTGCCGAGTAACTTGCAGCAGGGCATGGGCGCCTAACAGAGCAACGCGGAGTTTGGCCCTGCTTCGGCAGGGCTTTTTTTCGCCTGCGCGCTGTAGCCCCCGCCGCTACACAGCCCGCCGCGTGCACCTCTTGCGCGCGCGCGTCACCCTCAAGGCTCACTGATCAGGCATACGCCCCGCAGGAGCCTCCCGCATGTCGACCGATTACCATCACGGCGTCCGCGTCCTCGAAATCAACGAGGGCACGCGCCCCATTCGCACCGTTTCCACCGCCGTGGTGGGCATGGTCTGCACCGCGTCGGATGCTGATGCGGTCAAGTTCCCGCTCAACAAACCGGTGCTGCTCACCGACGTGCTGACCGCGTCCGGTTCCGCCGGCGAGCTGGGCACCCTGGCGCGCAGCCTGGATGCCATCGCCGACCAGGCATCGCCCGTCACCGTCGTGGTGCGCGTGGAAGAGGGCGCCGACGAGGCCGCGACCACCAGCAACATCATCGGCGGCGTAAGCCCAACCGGCGAATACCTGGGCATGAAGGCCCTGCTGGCGGCCGAGGCCCAGCTCGGCGTCAAACCGCGCATCCTCGGCGTACCCGGGCTCGACTCGCTGCCGGTCACCACCGAGCTGGTGGCGATCGCCGAGAAGCTGCGCGGCTTCGCCTACGCCAACGCCTACGGCTGCGAGACCGTCAGCGATGCCATTGCCTACCGCGCCGGCTTCGGTGCCCGTGAGCTGATGCTCATCTGGCCGGACTTCGTCTCCTGGGACACCGTGGCGAACGCCAACGCACCGGCCAGCGCCATCGCCCGCGCCCTGGGCCTGCGCGCCAAGCTGGATGAGCAGGTCGGCTGGCACAAGACCCTCTCCAACGTGCCGGTCAACGGCGTGTCGGGCCTGAGCAAGGACATCTACTTCGACCTGCAGAACCCAGCCACCGACGCCGGCCTGCTCAACGCCGACGAGGTCACCACGCTGATCCGCCGTGACGGCTTCCGCTTCTGGGGCTCGCGCACCTGCAGCGCCGACCCGCTGTTCGCCTTCGAGAACTACACCCGCACCGCCCAGGTGCTGGCAGACACCATGGCAGAGGGGCATTTCTGGGCTGTGGACAAGCCCATGCACGCCTCACTGGTGCGCGACATCGTCGAGGGCATCAACGCCAAGTTCCGCGAGCTCAAGCGCGGCGGCTACATCATCGACGGCCAGTGCTGGTTCGATGAGGCGGCAAACGACAAGGACACCCTCAAGGCCGGCAAGCTGTTCCTGGACTACGACTACACCCCCGTGCCGCCGCTGGAAAACCTGCTGCTGCGCCAGCGCATTACCGATCGCTACCTGGTCGACTTCGCCGCCGGCATCACCGCCTGACCCCATTGACCCGCGCGGCCCCGGCCGCGCCGTAGGAGAGCCCAGCCATGGCCCTGCCCAAGAAACTCAAGCACATGAACCTGTTCAACGATGGCAACAGCTACGTTGGCCAGTGCAAGTCCGTCACCCTGCCAACCCTGAGCCGCAAGCTGGAAGCCTGGCGCGGGGCCGGCATGGACGGTCCTGTGAAAGTCGACCTCGGCCACGGCGACGACGGCATCCAAATCGAATGGACCCTCGGCGGCTGGGACCTGACCGTGCTGCGCCAGTTCGGCGCCGTGAAGGCGGACGGCGTGATGCTGCGCTGGGCCGGTTCCGTTCAGCAGGACGACACCGGCGCCGTAACCGCCGTTGAGGTAGTCGCCCGCGGCCGGCATGAGGAGATTGACTTCGGCGATGCCGAATCCGGCGAGGACACCGAGCACTCCATCACCACTACCTGCACCTATTACAAGCTCAGCGTGGACGGCAACGTCGAGATCGAGATCGATCTGCTCAACTTCGTTTTCAACGTCAACGGCAAGGACATGCTTGCCGAGCACCGCAAGGCCATCGGCCTGTAAGCCATGCACGGCCAACGCCCGCCGTTTCGCAACCCGCCGCAGCCGCCAAGCGCTGCGGCAACCCCAACCCCAAGGAGCACACCCATGAGCAAGACCAGCGAACCCATCGTCCTCGAGCAGCCCATCAAGCGCGGCGAGAGCAGCATCACCGAGATCACCTTGCGCAAGCCGGCTGCCGGCGAGTTGCGCGGCCTCAAGTTGGCGGACCTGATCAATGGCGACGTCAACGCCACCATCCGCCTGGTACCGCGCATCAGCCAGCCTACCCTCACCGAGCAGGAGGTCGCCGCCCTGGACGTGGCCGATCTGCTGGGCTGCGCGGATGCCATCGCCGGTTTTTTGCAGAAGACGGGCAGCACGGCGGAATCCCCCGCCGCGTAGACGATGTGATGGCGGACATCGCCCTGGTTTTCCACTGGGGGCCGGAGCAGATGAACGCCATGCCCCTGCATGAACTGATGGACTGGCGCGAGCGCGCCATCGAACGATGGGAGCGCACGCATGGCGCGTGATCTGAACCTCAAGGTCAACCTCCAGGCGCTGGACAACGCAACACGCCCGCTACGCACCATTGCCAGCGGCGCGACCAGCCTGGGCCGTGCCCTCAAGGACACCCGTGGCGAGCTCAAGGGCCTGCAGGCCCTGCAGAAGGACGTCAGCTCATTTCGTAACCTCAAGGGCGCTGCCGACCAAACCGGCAGCGCTATGCAGGCCAACCGCGAGCGCGTCAAGGCGCTGTCCCGCGAGCTGGCCAGCACCGCCACGCCCACCAAGGCGCTGACGCGTGAATTCCAGAGCGCGGTCCGCCAGGGCCACGCCCTCAAGCAGAAACACAACGAGCAGCAGCGCGAGCTGCAGGGCCTGCGCGGCAAGCTGGGCGAGGCGGGCATCAGCACCCGCAACCTTTCCGACCATGAGCGCGAGCTGCGCCAGCGCGTCGAGCGTACCAACCAGACTCTCGGACTACAGGAGTCACGCCTCAAGAGCCTCACCGCCCAGCAGAAGCGCCTGGGCCAGGCAAAGGCCGACTATGAGCGCACCTCGGCGCTGGCCGGCAGCATGGCCGCCACCGGCGCCGGCGGGCTGGCGTCTGGCAGCGGAATCCTCTACGCCGGCGCCCGACTAATGGCACCTGGCGTTCAGTTCGATGCCGACATGAGCAAGGTCCAGGCGCTCACGCGCTTGGACAAGGGGGACGAGCAGCTCGGCGCCATGCGTGCCCAAGCTCGCCAGCTGGGCGCCGAAACCATGTTCAGCGCCACCGACGCGGCGCAGGGGCAGGGGTTCCTCGCTATGGCTGGCTTCAAGCCCGAGGACATCATCGCCGCCATGCCGGGCATGCTGAATCTCGCCAAGGCCGGCGACAGCGGTCTGGCGGAAACCGCAGACATCGCCTCCAACATCCTCACCGGCTTCAACCTTAAGGCCTCAGAAACCGGGCGGCTGGGTGACGTGCTGGTGGGGGCATTCACCCGTTCCAACACCAGTCTGCAGATGCTGGGCGAAACTATGAAATACGCCGCCCCGGTGGCGGCATCGGTGGGGCAGGACATCGAGACGGTCGCCGCGATGGCCGGCAAGCTGGGCGACGCCGGCATCCAGGGCAGCATGGGCGGCACCGCGCTGCGCGCCATCCTCAACCGCCTGTCAGCACCACCCAAAGCAGCCGCCGAGGCCCTGGACACGCTTGGTATCAGTGCCGTAGATGCCCAGGGCAACCTGCGCGACATGCCCACCGTCCTGCAGGAGATCTACGAGAAGACGCGCAACATGGGCGACGCCCAGCGTGCCGGCTTGCTCAAGGGCATCGCCGGCGAGGAAGCGGTCGCCGGCATGCAGGTGCTGGTAGCCCAGGCCGGCAGTGGTGCCCTGCAGGAGTTCATCGGTACCTTGCGCCAGACTCAGGGCGAGGCCCAGCGTACGGCAAAGGTGATGGGCGACAACCTGGTTGGCGACATCGATGAACTGTCCTCGGCCTGGGAGGACCTTGGTATCCAGCTGCAGGAGCAGCAGAACGGCCCGCTGCGCGAGGTCACTCAGGCGCTCGCCAGCGTGGTCGGCAGCGTGAAGAGCTGGATCGTCGAAAACCCCAAGCTGGCCGCCAACATCGTCAAGACGGCCGCCGGCGTCGGCGTACTGATGGCCGGCATGGGCGGCCTGACTCTGGCGATGGCCAGCATCCTCGGGCCGTTCGCGATGCTGCGCTACGGCATGATGCTGTTCGGCATCAAGGGCGCCGGGCTGGCCGGCACGCTGTTCAACCTGGGCAAAACGGCGCTGCCGCTGGTGGGCAAGGGCATCCTGTTCATTGGCCGTGCGTTAGCGATGAACCCCATCGGCCTGGCCATCACCGCCATCGCCGGCGGCACCTATCTGATCTACCGCAACTGGGACAAGGTCGCCCCGTACTTCCTCGGCCTCTGGGCAGAGATCAAAACCGGGTTCAGCGGCGGGCTCAGTGGCATTGCCGCCACCATCGTCAACTTCAGCCCCCTGGGCCTGTTTTACCGCGCGTTCGCCGGTGTGCTCGGCTATCTGGGTGTGGATCTGCCCGCCAAGTTCACCGACTTCGGCGGCATGCTCATGCGGGGCCTGGCCAACGGCATCAAGAACGCGGCCGGTGCGGTCAAGGGCGCCGTGGTCGGCGCGGCGGACAGCAGCATCGGCTGGTTCAAGGAAAAGCTCGGCATCCACTCGCCGTCACGGGTGTTCGCCCAGCTGGGCGGCTTCACCATGGCAGGGCTCGAGCAGGGCCTGCAGGCGGGGGAACGTGGCCCCCTGTCGCAGCTGGGCGACACGGCCAAACGCCTGACGGCAGCAGGTGCGATCGGCCTAAGCGCTGCGGTCGGCGCCATGCCGGCAGCAGCTGAGCCGGTCGCGTTTGATACGCGCCCGCCGCTAGCCGCCCGTGTCCCTGCGGCGCCTTCTGCAGCCGGTGGCAATGTCTACAACTTCAATATCCAGGCAGTTCCGGGCGCCGACCCAGCCGCTATAGCCCGCGCCGTGCGCGCGGAATTCGAACGCCTCGAGCGCGAGAAGGGCGCCCGTGCCCGCTCATCCCTATTCGACCAGGAGTAGCAGACCATGATGATGGCCCTCGGCATGTTCGTCTTTTCGCTGGAGACCCTGGCCTACCAGGAATTCCAGCGCCAGACGGAATGGCGCCACGGCTCCACCAGCCGCATCGGCACCAACCCGGCGCGCCAGTACCTGGGGCGCGGTGATGACAGCATCACCCTGCCAGGCGTACTGCTGCCCGCGCTGGCCGGCACCCAGCTCAGCCTCGACACGCTGCGCACCATGGCCGACACCGGCAAGGCGTGGCCGCTGGTGGAAGGTACCGGAAAGATCTACGGCACCTGGATCATCGAATCCTTGAGCGAGACGCGCACGCTGTTCTTCCGCGACGGCCAGGCGCGGCGCATCGAGTTCACCCTCACGCTCAAACGCATCGATGACGGCCGGGTGGATCTGCTCGGCAGTGCCATCAGCACAGCGGGCAACATCCTGCGGAGGCTGCTGTTTTGATCGATACCCTCATTGCCCAGGGCAAGAGCTTGCTCGGCCAGGCCGCGGACAAGTACCGCGACGCCACCGCCTACCCGCAGCCGATCTGCCGCGTGGTAGTCAATGGGCAGGACATCACCAGCGCGATCGAGCAGCGCCTCATCAGCATCGAACTCACCGACAACCGCGGCATGGAGGCAGACCAGCTCAGCATCAGCCTCAGCGACCACGACGGCCTGCTGGCCATCCCGCCACGCGGCGCCGTGGTGCGCCTCTGGCTCGGCTGGCACGACACCGGCCTGGTGGACAAGGGCAGCTACACCGTGGACGAGGTCGAGCACAGCGGCGCACCGGACGTGCTCAACATCCGTGCCCGCAGCGCCGACCTGCGCGAGGGGCTCAAGGCCAAGAAGGAACGCAGCTGGAGCGGGCAGACCCTCGGCGCCATCGTCCAGACCGTGGCCGCTGCCTACGGGCTCAGCCCGGTGATCAGTGCGGCGCTGTCGGTCATCCAGCTCGCCCAGGTGGACCAGGCCAACGAATCCGACGCCAACCTGCTCAGCCGCCTCGGCCAGCAGTTCGACGCCATCGCCAGCATCAAGGCCGGGCGCCTGCTGTTCATGCCGGCCGGCAAGAGCGTTACCGCCAGCGGCGCCGCACTGCCGCACATCACGCTCACCCGCGCCGATGGCGACGGCCACCGCTACCTGCAGGCCGACCGCGACAGTTACAGCGGCGTGCGCGCCTACTACTACGAGCTGAACAGCGCCGAGAAGAAAGAAGCCATCGCCGGCGGTGGCGACAACCTCAAGGACCTGCGCCACACCTACACCGACCAGGAAGCCGCCCTGCGCGCCGCCCGCGCCGAGTGGTCCCGCCTGCAGCGCGGTACCGCCACACTCAGCTATACCCTGGCAAAGGGCCGCCCGGATCTGATCCCAGAACTCACCTACAGCCTGATCGGCGTGAAGGCCGACATCGACGCCGTGGTCTGGCTCGGCGCCAATGTTCAGCACAGCTTTACGCCGGACAGCTACACCACCGCCCTGGAGCTGGAGTCCAAACTGCCGGACACCGACGACATCGCCGGCCTGTCCGAGGCCGGCAACTACACCGGCGTGCTGGCCTGGTACCGGGACGAGAAAGCAGGCGAGCAGAAGAAACTCACCGAAGGCGACCAGACCAACCCCAAGCGGCTGGTCCACCTATACGCCGGAAAGAGCAGCGCCCAGCGCGCCGTGGAGCGGGAATGGAAGCGGATCCAGCAAGCGAATGCCTGAGCGAGCCACGGCCTGCTCCGGCAGAGCCGCAGCGCTCCGCCTGGGAGTTGATCGACGAGGAGTGGGACGAGCACGGCGAGGCACCGATGTGCATGTAGCACGGGCATGAAAAAGGCGCCTTTCGGCGCCTTCAGTGTTTCTGGGTTTCGGCCAGTACCGATACGAAGCGAATCACATGCGCTCGGTCCGTCGGCGTGCATTGCCGGTACCAGCGCAGCAGTGCCCGCTCGGTTTCACTCACCGGCTCGACCAACTGAGGTACCTCCTGGGCGACCGGGCGGGCTTCCTTCTGACTCGACAACATGCGCGAACTCCCTACGCAATACACTGTATAGCCATACAGTATATGAGGGCTGGCGTTTTGCCAACGCGTCAACAATTCGCACACGGGGTCAGACTTCCGGCACGAAGCCGTAGCCGCCACAACACTGGCAGTCCTCGACCTCGGCGAAGCGCCCCTCGCAATCCGGGCAGGCGTCATATGGTGCGGCGCGAAGGCACGCGGCGATTCGGGACGCACCCGGCTGCCCTTGTTCGCTGAGCACCTCGCAGCACAGCAGGAGGGCGCTGTAGGTATCCTGGCAGGCTGGCACCTCCGGCACGCGCGGGATCTGCTGCAGGGCCCAGCGCTCGCCATCCGCCAGGACGATCTCCATTCCTTCCAGCCACCCAAGCGGCGGCCCATACCGCCTGGTGATGTAGGGTAGGTCACCGAACGGGCGGCGCTCGCCTGGCGCCGGCGCACTGTTGTGGATGATGCCGGTATAGCCGTCCGTCTCGCTGAGGAGCGTCAGAATCCCGCGGCGCACGTACCCGATCGGGCCAGAGTGACCAGGCTTGTGCACCTCGTAGTGCGCGGCGGGCTTGTAGCGTTTCATCATGGTGATTCTGGATACTGTATAGACATACAGTAGATCGAATGCCACGCGCTGCGGTCAATGACCATACGGCAGCAGGAGAAGCAACCATGTGCGGTGGAGTCGAGGCGCGCGACGCAGAGCGCAGCTACAAGGTCTATTTCCCCAGCCCCAAGGCGGCCATTCCCGTCATGCTCGAGGGTGGCGAGTCGCTGGGCTGGGTCAGGTGGGGGCGTCGGCGCGAAGAGCCAGGCCAAGGCCCACAAGGCGGCTGGGCACGGCTGGAAACGGTGGAGCGGGGCGGCTGGGCCAAGTATCAGCCGATCAAGGCCTACGGCCTGGTGCAGCGCTTCATGGAAAAGGACGCCGAACGCACATCACACTGGTTCGACGTAGAGCCGGGCTTTGCCCTGGACTGTCTGGTATTGGGGGAGGGAGATCAGCGGCGAGTGTATGTAATCACCAGCTCGCCGCCGGAGGAGTTTGCGTGGATACATGATCGGTGGCCGATGCGGCGTCCCATCAGTCAATAACGGGGGGATTCGCTGGTTTAGTTCGGAGTGCTCCACGCATGTTAAGATCTGAAATCAGCCAATTTGCACATTTCTGCAAGAGGATCACGGCAGCGCATCCGAAATCGGTTTTGCAATCAGCAAGCCCGTAGCAAATGACATTCTTTTCATCCCCAACGAAAAACTTTGACTCCTCGACAGTGGATAGCTCGAATAAGTGGTTTGGCGCAGCATTAACTAACGTGGTGAAGCGTTTTACCTTGTCTGGTCGAAATGTCGCGTTAGGCTCATGGCCAAAATCGTTCCTTATTTGATTGGCTGCCTTGAGTGGGTCAGCCAGTTCTACAGGAAGCCCAAACGCAACCGCAACCATAAGACGCTGATCGAAGTAACGCAGTCCATTGAAAAGGTGCTTTTGGGCAGGCGCGATGCGCTCGTCTAGATAAACGGAAAGAAATTGCTCGAACAGCAGCTGAGCTCGTAGGGCGCAACCAATTTCATCTTCTGTACGGATCAATGTGTTTAAGGCAGATGTATCTAAAAACTTTGCTATGTTGTGGTCGAGCTGCACGTACCCTTCCATAAAGCGCTCCTATGAGGGATGCCCAAGCAGTAAAAACCCCGCGGCTGCGGGGTTTCGTTCACGGCTTACGATTAGTCGGCGGGCGGGGAGGTGGAGGTGGCGGCGGTGAGGGTGGACGAACATCGCCCCTCACGTTTCGAGTTGGAGGTGGCGGTGGTGGTGGTGGCTTGCTACTCATGGGGCCTCCTACAAGGTCGGGACTGTTTCGATAGCGTACGCTGCCATTCCAAGCCCAGCTGTCACTATCAGTGCAATGTTGCAGAAATATAAGCTTGATGACTTTCTGTCGTTGTTAAGCATGCTACGTGTGGCGCAATCCATATATGCTTCGTACAGCATATTGCGCACGGATTCGGCTGTTTTCTCTTGGCCATCTTGCTCATCGCTGTAGTACTTTAGAAGCTCGCGCCGCCAAGTTTCAGTTGCTGTAGGTGTTGCGATTGCTTTATCCATACGCCCAAGCAACGCATCTATGAAAAACCCAACACCAACAAGAAGCCCTATTATCGATGCGCCAAACATCAGCCAAAACCATATAAACCCGCCTAGCTCAAGAGATTTATAGTCTCCTTTCAATATGACAGCATAGAAGCCGACCACCGCTACCATGACGGCAAGCGGTATGTTAAGTCGCGAGAATATCTGCTCTTTCCGATTTAGTTCGTGAAAGTAGATACGCTCGTAATGTGCAAATAAATCTGATTCGTCCATAACAATTACTGGCAGAGCTGCAGGCCCTGCTCCACAACAGCATTCACTGAGACCTTTGCGCCAGCAATGGCTTCGCTCTCCGCCCAGACAGAGTCCAGTGAGTCCAAACCTAGCTGGCGGGCCTTGCCGCTCGCCGCACCGTTCACCGCATACATCCGCCCGGTTTCCGGATCGGTCACCACCACGGCATTTCCAGGCAGGCACTGCAGGTGCATTTCCTCGGTGGTAAAAGGCCAGTCGGCGCCGAACTCTTCGGCGCTGATCAGCTTGGGCGGGTCGGCGAGGGCGAGCGGGCTGGCCAGCACCAGGCCGAGCAGGATCTTGCGCATGGGTACTTCCTTGTGTGGGTGGTGTTAGTGGCTGCGGGTGCCGGTGATGATGTAGAGCACGTCGGCTTTGCTGCGCGCGGCTAACGCCTGTAGGTAGTCGATCGGCATCACCGAGGTGCCATTCTCGAACCGTTTCTGCATGTAGTCGGTTTGCCCCGCGAGGTGGGCCAGCTCGTGGACCTCTAAGCCGAGGCGCTTGCGCTCCTCGAGGAGGCGATCGCCGAAGTCGCGGGGACGGTCGTCCAGGTCTATTGGTGATGAGCTCATCGAATCTCTCCTTGAAGCGTGAACAACGAAGGCCGTTTGTCCTTGGATATCTCAGGCGAAATGGCGAGCCAGACTCTTTGCGCGGAGGATCTCGCCCGTTTCTAGGTTCACCACGTCACCTATGATGCGATCCAAGCGGAAGGTTCGCTCTGCAACGCGGTCATGGCATTCACCCTTCAGGTACGTCGAATCGACCGAGTGGATGGTGACAGTGCGATGGGTGATGTCTCCGTCAGCGTCTTCGTAGATGAAGGCCACAGTTCCCAGGCTCCAACCCGTACGCATTGCGCGGCCGGGTTTGGCGGTGAGGTCTGGAGTGCGTCGCTGCGGTGCTAGTGTTCGAGTATCAGATCTCGCGGCCGCCGGTTCTTGTTTCCCTCGTCGGCGAAGAAGGCCGACTACAGCCCAGATAGGCCAGCCAATACTGACCAACGCACCGAGCAACCCGAAGATCGCGGCGACCTCGTCGGTACCTCTTTTCGCATCCAGCATGCCGCCAATCGTCAGCAGCACCAAAGTGAATGCCAGCCCGAGCCAGAAAACACGCATCCGGGGCTTGCCCGCGAGGCCGACCGCTGACGGATTGATTGTTCCGGCGAACCAGCCGCTCATGGCTACCAGGGCGGCGAAGATGACAGCGTCCTGCATGTACCTCTCCCTTATCGAAGCAAGTTCGATCAGCTTTGATTGACTCGATACCGCCCAGCCGACTCCGCCAACGCCGTGGTCAACCGCCGCACCGCGGCCCGGTCGGCGTCTGGCATCGAGCGGTAGTGGTTCAGCACTTCGCTCTCATCCTCGGCCAGGCCGTCAGCCGTCACTGGCGTGCGCTGGCCGGTGAGCAGGTAAAGCACGTCCACGCCTGCTGCTGACAGGCCTGACAGATATGCCGCGTCGGGGCTCCGCTCATCGGCTTCGTATTTGCCCTGGGCGTTCGCTTTAACGCCGCCGAGCGCACCGAAATCCGCTTGTGAGAGGCCCAGCCGCTTCCTTTCTTCGCGCAGTCGTTCGCCAAGACCACTCATTTGGATAGAAATTCCCGTTGAAACCACTCAATTGGGTGGTAATCTGTCGCCACATTGAACGCATTTGAATGGTTTTGAATCATGCCAGCCACACGCACCCCCAAACAAGCGAAGGAATGGCTCGCCAAGCAGGGCAAGACCGTCCAGGAATTTGCCCGCGAGCACAGCCTCGATCCGTTCACCTGCTACCAGGTGCTTTCCGGCGCGAAGAAGGGCACCCGCGGCGAGTCGCATCGCGCCGCCGTGCTGCTGGGCATCAAGGAAGGCGTGGCGGATGTGCCCGAGCAGTACGGGCGCCGCGCCAGCGATATCGGCGCTGTGATTTCACAGTAATGGCACCTGGCTTAGCGAGAAACCAGAACATGAAGCGCCCGATCCTAGAAACCCGTCGCCAGATGATGAGTGCCGTGGTTTGCGCCTATCCGGGCGGCCGTGAGTGCGCCGCGGCGCGCCTTGGCCTGGATATCAAGAAGTTCGACAACCACCTCTACGAGAACGCCGGCAGCCGGCCGCTCTCGGACGAGCAGATTCACCTGCTCGAGCAGCAGGCGGGCACCAGCCACTTTCCAGACTATGTCGCCGCAATGTACGGCGGCGTGTTCGTACCGGATGCCAACCCGGGCGACCTGGACAACCTGGCGCTCTACGAACGCTCGATGCGCACCGCCGTGCTGCGCGGCGCGGTGGACCAGATCCTCTGCGAGGCACTGGAAAACGGCTACATCGACGAGGACGAGCGCAAGGTCATCCTCGCCGCGCACCACCGCCACATGGCTGCCCGTCATGAGGAAATAAACGCAGTCATCGTGCTGCACAGCAAGCAGCCGTAAGCACGGCAGGGTATTGGGGAGGGGAACCCGTGAGCGTAGCCAATAACGGCGGATACAAATGCCTATGCCCGGCCTGTGGCCAGCGCATGCGCATCCGCAACAGCGAGGCGCAAACGCCGACGTTCAAGACCATGTATGCGCAGTGCATGAACATGGCCTGCGGCGCGACCTACACCGGGTCGCTGACCTGGGACTACGCGCTCAGCCCGTCCGGGCTGGATGCACCACGCGTGGTACTGCCGGTGGCGCCCTCGGTGCGCCGCATGCAGGCCCTGCGCGACAGCCGCGAGAAGACCGACCAGCTCGACATGCTCGACCAAATGGAACCGGAGGTAGCAACCGCATGAACGTCTCAACCATCAACGACGCCCAGGAATACCGGGCCAGCATGCAGCGCGCCGCGCTGACCTTTCTGCAGCGCCACCAGGGCGAACACCTGACCGACGATGGCCACCTGTTCGAGCGTGCAGTCGGCTACCTGGTCAACTCGCTGGAGGTTCCAGAGTTCATGGCTGACCGCCTGGTGCACCTCGCCATGGGCGAGCTGGAATGCCTCAAGCGCCCGGTGATCGGCATCGACTACGGCACGTCGGACGTGACCCGCGTTGCCCTGGTGAATTTTTTTTCGGGCGAATCGGTATTAATCCCCCTGCGCCACCTGCCGGCGCGCCTGCAGCCGCCCGCGGCGCCGCTGGCTGCAGCAGCCACTCACTGATCACCCCCTGAATTGACCCAAGCCCATGCCCGCCTTTGCGCGGGTAGGGGAAAGTTGCGCCCGAACGGTGGCCCCATGAGTACAGACGTTTCCATCCAAATCCAGCTGAACAGCGCTCAGGCCGAGGCCTATCTGCGCTGGCTGACCAGCCAGTACGAGCAGCTGATGGCTGCCTGCTGGTACGACGATCGCTATCGCTACACCCCGCAGGGGCTGCGAGGCCCGAAGATCCTGGCCGACCACCCGCACATCGCCGGCCTCAACCGCACCATGCGCGAGCTGGTGAAGGCACGCCAAGGAGCCAAGGCATGAGCACTCACCCAATGCCCGCCTGCGAGGCGCTGGCGGCCGACCCGGCGCGATACATGTTTAAGCACCAGCTGTACGAGCTGGTCGAGGCACGCGACTACGATGAGAAATTTCGCATGATCTGCCGCTTGGGCGGCTATCTCAGCGCTCTGCTGGAGACCGACGTGATCACCTGCGAAGAGCACAAGGCGCTACGGGAAGAGATGCAGGAATTCGTATGGGGGGCGGCCCAATGAAAGACATGGACCGCCACATCCGCGAAGAGGTGCTACGCCGTTTCGAGGGTGACTTCGGCCTCAAGCGCCGCGCCGGTACCGACTACATGCGCGGCGGCACCTGCCCGAGCTGCGGCAAGAAGGAGCTCTATTCCCGCTACGACCAGCCCTGGTTCATCAAATGCGGCCGGGAGAGCAAGTGCGGCGAGCAGTGGCACGTGAAAGAGCTGTTCGACGACCTGTTCGACGACTGGAGCAAGCGCGCACCGAGCACCGAGCAGGCGCCGGCTGCCAGCGCTGATGCCTACCTGCAGTTCGCCCGTGGTTTCGACCTGGGCATGATCCGCGGCTGGTACAGCCAGGAGAACTACTGGAGCCGCGAGCTCGCCCAGGGCAGCGCCACGGTGCGCTTCACCCTGGAAAAGGGTGGCTACTGGGAGCGGCTGATCGACCGCCCGCACCGCTTCGGCAAGCAGAAGGCGCGCTTCGCCCCCGGCCAGAGCATGAAAGGCTACTGGTGGTGCCCGCCGAGCGTGGACCTGCTCGAGGTCGACGAGCTGTGGATCGTCGAGGGCATCTTCGACGCCATCGCGCTGCTGCACCACGAACTCGACGCCGTGTCGGCGATGAGCAGCAACGCCTTCCCTGCCGAGTCGCTCAAAGCGCTGGTCAAGGCCCGCGCTGAGGCCGGGCGCAAGCTGCCGCGGCTGGTCTGGGCGCTGGACAACGAGCCGGGCGCGCATCGCTATACCCGGCGCTGGGCGAAGATGGCCCGCGAGTTGGGCTTTACCTGCGAGGCGGCGCAGATCCCGCAGCGCGACCGCAAGGTGGACTGGAACGATCTCCACCAGCGCTGGGCCTTTATCGAGGGCGACGACAAGCGCGAGGAGCAGATCGAGCGCGACCTGCGCGAGGCGCGCTACCACGGCAGCCTGCTGCTGGCCGAAAGCGCGGCGGAGAAGGGCGCCCTGATGTACGAATGGCGCGAGCGCCACGAATTCCACTTCGCGTTCGAGAACCGCCTGTACTGGTTCAAGATGGACCTGGAGAAGTTCAACAAGGCCATGCAGCACCTGGAGGAATCCGAGCGCCAGGAAGACCAGCTGCTGAACGACCGCCAGCGCCGCGACAAGGCTCTGCGCCAGTGCGGCGCGGTGGTGGAGATCGCCAACTGCTACCCGCAGGCGCTGTACTTCCAGCGCAACGAGGTGACGGACGAGTCCTGGTACTACTTCCGCGTGGATTTCCCCCACGACGAGCCGACGGTGCGCAACACCTTCACCGGCGGCCAGGTGGCGGCAGCCAGCGAGTTCAAGAAGCGTCTGCTCGGCATGGCTGCCGGCGCGGTGTTCACCGGTACCGGCGCGCAGCTGGACCGCATCATGCGCGACCAGCTCTACGGCCTCAAAACCGTCAAGACCATCGATTACATCGGCTACAGCAAGGAACACAGCTGCTACGTGTTCGGCGACCTGGCCGTGCGCGGCGGCGTGCTCGAGCAGGCCAACAAGGAGGATTACTTCGAGTTCAAGCAGCTGCGCTTGAAGACGCTGCAGAAGTCGATCCGCCTGGAGATCGCCCGTACCGATGAGGGCTACCGCCCCGAGTGGCTCGACTGGCTGTGGACCTGTTTCGGCACCCAGGGCATCGTCGCGCTGGCGTTCTGGTTCGGCTCGCTGTTCGCCGAGCAGATCCGCGACGAGTACCAGAGCTTCCCCTTCCTGGAAGTGACGGGCGAGGCGGGCGCGGGCAAGTCGACCCTGCTGATGTTCCTCTGGAAGCTGTTCGGCCGCCCGGACGAAGAGGGCAAAGACCCTTCGAAAATGTCCAAGGCCGGCCTGCGCCGCTGGATGGGTCAGGTATCCGGCATGCCGCTGGTACTGCTCGAGGCTGATCGCAGCGACAACGACCGCGGCGCCGCCAAGGCCTACGACTGGGACGAGCTGAAACCGCTGTTCAACGGCGGCACCCTGGGCGTCACCGGTGTGAAGACCGCCGGCAACGAGACCTACGAACCGCCGTTCCGCGGCACCATCGTGATCAGCCAGAACGCCACGGTGATGGCCAGCGAGGCGATCCTCACCCGTATCGTCAAGCTGCACTTCGTGCGCCCCGAGGTCACCGCCGCCAGCCGCGCCGCGGCGGACAACCTCAACCATCTGAGCGCGATGGACGTCAGCCACTTCCTGCTGATGGCCGCCCGCGCCGAGGGCAAGGTGCTGGAGACGTTCCGCGCCCAGGTGAAGGTGCACGAGCAGGCGCTGCGCGAGCTGAAAGAGATTCGCATCGAGCGAATCATCAAGAACCACGCGCAGCTGCTCGCCCTGGTCGACTGCCTGCGGCTGATCATCCCGCTCACCGATCGGCAGCACGCCGGCGCGCAGCGCGAGCTGGTCGCCATGGCGCTGGCTCGCCAGACCGCCGTCAATGCCGACCCGGCCGAGGTGGCCGAGTTCTGGGAGGCCTTCGACTACCTGCAGGGCCTGAGCGAAGACCCGGTGGTCGACCACTCGAAGAAGCCGGACGTCATCGCCGTGAACCTCAACGAGTTCTGCGAGCGCGCCGCCGAGCACAAACAGAAGATCGCCGACATCGGCACGCTACGCACCCTGCTACCCAACAGCCGCTCGCGCAAATACCTCATGCACAACAAGGGCGTGGACAGCGCCGTCCGCGCGGCCTTCAACCGCCGCAACCACCTCAGCCAGCGCGGCACCACCGTGAAGTGCTGGATCTTCCAGAACCCCGACCCGACCGGGCGCGGCAACGCCTGATCGGTCGAGCAACACCCCAACCCAAGGAGAAGCACCATGCAAGACGAAAAAACCACCGAGCCCAAGCCGTTTTCAGCACTCAAGGAGGCGCTTTTCTACCTTGATTACGCCAACGACTCAGTTCTCGAGGCGGAACGCGACCTGGCGAAAGCAAAGCAGGCGTTCACTGACAAGCTGCGAGCGCTCGGGCCTGTCTGGCTTCAGGCATCCGAGGCGGCTGAAAAGATGGGGGAAATACTGCCAGACGCGTTCCGTGAAGGTGGGCTGCTCATCAGGTTCGACGAGGACGGTGTAGCGAGTGTCGATCGCTTACCCGACGCCGCCTCTAGCCACACGTTGTACACGCTGGCCAACAAGGCGGGAGAGTAAGCGATGAACCACTACGACGATGACGAGCCAGGCCTCAGCCTGCGCGCCCGGCTGGCCATGACCGGCTGGATCGGCACCGGCCTGGCCGGTCTGCTGACCGCGGCCAACCACCTGCCGGACCTGTTCCTGCTGATCGCACGCTGAAAACAAGAAGGCCCCGGTGAGCGGCAACTCACCAGGGCCTGACCAACCCAAGGAGAAGCACCATGCAAGCACATCACACCCAGGGTGGCGGGGCACAGCATAACCCAGCCGCCACCTATCAACCTGTGGCCATCACCGGGGTGTCCGAGAAACTCTGCCGCAAATGCGGCGAGTTCTGGCCCGCCGATACCGAGTTTTTCTTCCGCCAGGCCTCCCGCCCGGACGGCCTCGGAACCATGTGCAAGGCCTGCTACGCGGAAACGCCGAGCATGATCAAGCGCAACGCCGGCAAGAAGAAATTGAACCAGGTCAGCTCGCCCTGGGAGGCGTTGTTCGCGGAGGAGGTGCAGCATGCCAACTGAAATCCGCACCCGCTTCACCACCGGCACCTACGTCGCCACCGTGCGCGGTGACAAACGCACCGCCAGCAACACCATCAGCGCCCGGCAAGCCGCCGAAGCCATGGCCCGCAAGCTGGGCCTGGACCCGGCCGGCCTGCGCGAGACGCAGCGGGATCTGATGCGGGGCGGAGTGGAGTTGTTCGTGCATTCGGGGGAGGTGAGCCATGTCTAGCCCTGCTCGATTGCAGTGTGATCTGTTCTCGCCAGCGAACCTGGCTTCGTCTGCAGCCATTCCGACGGCCCCTCAGCTGACTGCTCATCAGTGGCCATACCCCGGCTTGAGCGGGGAAGACTGCGCGCGCTCTGCGCTGGCCCGGTCCGCACTGTTCACTGAGGTGATCGCCCTGACGATCAAGCGCTCTGGCGCTGCGCTGATCACCGATGCGGAGGCGGAAGAACTCTTGCCGGCGGACTGGAAAGCCCTGCTCGGCCGCTGGGTGCATGCTTCGCTGTCGCAGTGGCAGGCCGAGCTTCATGACATCCGCGTCGAGTACGTGAGCCACGGCGCCGAAGGCGGACACCATTGGCAATACCGTGTTGAACAAGGAGGTGCCGCATGAACCTGCTCCGCTATCTCACCAGCCCCGCCGGGATCACCGTCGCCGAGCTGGCCGCACGCACCGGTGCGTCGGTCGTCCAGGTGCGCGCCGGGCTAGTCGCCCTGGAGGCGGCCGGCGAGGCGGTGCGCGAGCGCGGTGCGGTTGGCCAGCCGCACCGCTGGTGGCGGGTCGGCGCCCGGCCGCTGGGCAAGCTGGACGTGTTGTTGGCGATGGTGCTCGCGGCGCGCCTGCACCCCGGGGCCAAGCGCCTGCGCGCGGTGTTCGACCGCCTCGCGCACCGCTCGGCAGACCCAGCGGTGAGCCAGATCCTGGCCATGGCCCGCCGCAGCTCAGCGCCGCACCAGCTTGCCGAGCAGGCGCTGCGCTTCTACGCGGAGGAGGTGGGCCTTGGCTGATGTTGATCGCCAACTCCTGCTGGAGTGCGAGGCTCGCACCTGGCTGCGCAAGGGCTACGACACGCCCGAGCGCATCCAGGAACTCACCGAGCTGATCGCCAAGCGCCGCGGCGCGGCATCGGCCGGGCGCCTGGTCGAGGAAATGCGCCGCCAATGGCGGTGCGGGGCGGACTGGCTGACCTAGAAATCACACCAACCCATTCGAGGCCCGGCGACGGGCCTAACGCTTTGGCGGGGCATAGACTCCCGCCGTTTCCATCAGGTGAGCACGACCATGCACGAAGGCGTCGAGGTGCGCGGCAATTCGCTGCGCGTCTATTTTCGGTACCAGGGCGAGCTGTGCCGTGAGCCGTTCCCAGGGGATGCCTCGCCGGCGAACATCGAGCAGGCCAGCCGGCTGGCCGGGCTGATCCGCCACGAGATCAAGCACGGCACGTTCAGCTACGCCCGGCATTTCCCCCATTCGGTGAAGGTGAAGACCAACACCTTCGGCCACTTCATCGACTTGTGGCTGAACATCAAGCGCAACGAGGTGGCGCCGTCCGGATTCAGGGTTTACGAGGGCAGGGCGGAGCTGCACATCCGCCCGAAGTGGGGGGCGCGGCAGGCCGACCAGATCGACCACCTGGACCTGCAGGAGTGGGTCCAGGCAGAGCTGATGCCGAAGCTGCACAACAAGACGGTCAACGAGATCATCGCCCTGGTGCGGCAGATCTTCCGGCTGTACCGGATGCGCAACCGGATGGCGCATGACCCCACCGAGGGGCTGCGGGTGCGGGTGCCCGATCGGGACGATCCGGATCCGTTCGACCGCAAGGAGATCGATGCCATCCTCTCGACGGAGACCGCTCGCGAGCAGGAGCGCAACCTGGCGCAGTTCATGATTTGGGCGGGGCCGCGCGTGTCGGAGGCGATCTCGCTGGCGTGGGAGGATGTGGTCGACCTTGACAAGGGCATCGTCCGCTTCCAGCGTTCCCAGGTGCGTGGGCATTACAAGGTGACGAAGACGCGGCGCTCGGTGCGCGAGGTGAAGCTGCTGCGGCCGGCGCGCGAGGCGTTGCAGGCGCAGGCGGAGTTGACCCGCGATCTGGAGCCGGTACTGGTGGACGTCACCGAGCGGGACAACAAGACGGTGCGCGTGCGCAAGCTGCGCTTCGTGTTCCACAACTCCAGCACCGGCGCGGCGCACACCAGTTCGGACATGCTGCTCAAGGGCTTCTGGCGACCACACCTGAAAGCGGCCGGGGTGCGCTTCCGAGGCCCGAACAACTGCCGCCACACCTTCGCCAGCCAGCTGCTCACCACCGGCGCGGTGCCGCTGGAGTGGATCGCCGACCAGATGGGGCACACGTCCACCGACATGATCCGCAAGCACTACGGCAAGTGGATCAACGACGATGGGCCGGACATGGTCGGCATCCTCGAGCACGCGCTCAAGCTCTGA